AGGCATACTGACTGAAAAAGATATGTTACAGATATGTGGCACATATGATGAAGATATATTTTCAAAGTTTGTAAAGGATGAAAATGGTAACTACCTAAATGAAAGATTGTCTGCGGAAGTTGAAAAACGTAAGGCATATTCCGAAAGCAGGAGAAACAACAGAACCAAAAAAGATATGAATAACATATCTAAAACATATGTTGTACATATGGAAAATGAAAATGAAAATGTAATTGTAAATAAAAAAAGAAATACAAATACAATACCCACACTCGAAGAATTTTGCCAATACGGGATGAAAGGACTGAAACCCGGTTATCGTTATCCTATTGAAGCCAAATACAATCAATGGGTGGAAGCCGGGTGGGTTGATGGTCACGGCAAAAAGATTAAGAACTGGAAAACCAAACTTTCAAACACCATCCCATTTTTGAAACCTATGGAAGTTGAACAGGCGAAGGCCATAAATTATTTACCATGATTGAACAACAAATTCTCGGAACGTGGTTGCAAGGTAAGCAACTTGACCTTACTGCAACAGTACGCAGCGAATGGTTCACCGTACCAAAATACCGCACCCTATGTTTGACCATGCAGGCGATGTACCTAAATAACGAGCATATTGACAACGTGGCGGTGGTAATGAAGCACCGTGACATGGCAATGGACATCGCAGGGTTAAACAATTACTACACAGGCGAAGGCATTACCCGGTTGGTTTCAATGTTGCATCAGGAATACATCCGAAAAACCCTGACTATTGACTTGACAAAAATTGTCAATGACCTGACCAACGGAAGTGAAATAATGCAGTCCATGTCGGAAGTTCAAAAAACTATTGATGAAATACAACTGAACGAAAGCGGACAAGCTGTTGACCTGATTACTCTACTCGGTGACCGCTTCGACAACTTGGAGAAACGAAGCAAGGCAGAAATCAAAACGATAGGACTACCAACCGGGTTCACCAAACTTGACAAGTACATTGGTGGTTTTGTACCCGGTGAAAACGTGGTGGTGGCAGGTCGTCCCGGCATGGGTAAGACAGCATTCGCAGTCAGCATCGGGATTGCTCATGCAAAGCTGGGTGGCAGGGTTATAATGTTCAGCATGGAAATGTCAAAGGAACAACTTGCAGACCGCATACTTTCATCTTTGGGCCGGGTGGACAACCTGAAAGTCCGTAACGCTGATGTGAATGAATTTGAATTGGAAAACATTGCACGTGAATTACTGCTGATTGATTACAAATTTCAAATCGAAGATAGCACAATGCTTGACATTGCCCAAATAAAAACCCGAATTAAGACAATGAAAGTAAAACCCACACTGGTAATTATTGATTATATGCAACTGGTAAAATCCACAGGCGGTAAAAACCGGGAGCAGGAAATAGCCAACATCAGTAGACAATGCAAACTGATAGCCAAAGAATGCGGATGCACCGTGATGCCATTGTCGCAGTTAAACCGGGGTACAGAGGAAGGAAACAGCCGACCAAAATTGGCAAACCTACGGGAGTCTGGGGCAATAGAACAAGATGCGGACACGGTGTTATTCCCTTACCGCCCTGATTACTACGAAGCCCAAAAGAATGGTGGCAACCCACCTGAACTTGAAGACGCTGAACTGATAATCAGCAAGTGCCGGAACGGGATGACCGGAACGCTGCAATGCAATTTTATGGGAAAAACAGTTGAATACATTTTTTAATATAAAAAATTAAACTATATTTGCACCATGCGACACGGCAGTTTATTTTCAGGCATCGGTGGGTTTGACCTTGCATCCGAATGGATGGGATGGGAAAACGTATTTCACTGCGAGTGGATGGAGTTTCCACGAAAGGTATTGGAATACTACTGGCCGGAAGCTGACAGCCACATTGACATTTGTAAAACTGATTTCAAAAAATATGCAAACAGAATTGATATTCTCACAGGCGGATTTCCCTGCCAACCATTCTCCCTTGCAGGAAAGCGAAAGGGAACAGATGATGAACGCTACTTGTGGGGCGAAATGCTACGAGCAATACAAGAGATTAAACCCACATGGGTCATCGCAGAAAATGTCTTTGGTATCACAAATATTGATGGCGGACTGGTTTTCGAGCAGGTGTGCCTTGACTTGGAAGCTGAAGGGTACGAAGTTCAACCGTTTGTTATTCCAGCTGCGGCCAAAAACGCACCGCACCGAAGGGATAGATGCTGGTTTATTGCCTACTCCGAGAGCGCAAGAACCGGGTCGAACATCGGAAGGTTATGGTGCGAGTTTGACAGATGTAGTGAAGGGCTACAAAAAAATGGGAATGCTACCTACACCACAGGCAATGGACTCAATGACAAACCCACCACGGAAAATAACTGCATCGGGCAGAATAATAAGCAATCAAGGACACAATGGAAGCGCACCATTGAAAGATTTGGCAATGAATGGAATGCTACCGACACCGAGAGTATTTGCATACAAGGACAGCGCAACAGACAGGGGAAAAGGGAATTTAGGGGAAGTGACTGGAGCCGGTTCCCAACTCAATCCCCGATTTGTAGCGGAGATGATGGGCTTCCCACCGAATTGGACGGAATTACCTTTCCAAAGTGGAGAAACGAAAGCATTAAAGGTTATGGAAATGCCATAGTACCACAAATAGCATACGAACTTTTCAAAATAATAGAACATGAGAATAAAAATCAAAGCACCACAGCGCAACAGCAGGACAACATTTCGTCAAAGTGAAATTGACCGCATGAAAGAAGTAATCAGGCACCAGCAAATCCGCATCAGGGAACTTGAAACTGTGCTAAAAGTACAGGACATTGACAAAGATGATGAGCATATAAAGGCCACACACCTTGCAATCAGGTCGGTATTTCCGTACTATCAGCCCGAATTTATCAAGGTGAAAGCCCGTAAACGTGAGGTATTGGAATTGCGGCAGATATTCATTTGGATTTTGCGGCATAAAACCTCGTTATCGTTGCAGAAAATCGGTCAATTATGCGGTGGCCGTGACCACTCCACAATGATACACAGCGTTGAAACGGTGGACAACCTGATGACTTTTGATAAATCATTTGCCCGGAAGGTTGAAGCGGTTAAAAATGCTTATCAAAACTTTGCAGAACAGATTTAATTTACTATATTTGCACCATGTTAATACTCGATATATGTTTAAGTGACCTGCCCAGTGAGGCAATCACTACCGGAAAGAACGGAAAGAAGTACATAAAGCTCGTATGTGCTGAAAGAAAGACCGAAGGAAAGTTCGGAGAAACCCATTACATTGCCCTATCCCAAACCAAAGAGGAACGGGAAGCGAAGAAACCTGCAACCTATGTGGGGGGTGCTAAAAATGTAAGTTACAAAAATGTAACATCCGAGCCGAAAGTAAGTGCAACCGATGACCTTCCATTTTGATGCAGAACAAAATCATTGAAACCTGCGACCAAATCTGCTCAATGCTGCTTGAAAAAAATGCCAAGTATGGAAACTCCGCACTGGAACCAGTGCGAGTTTTCAGCAAGGCATCCACAACCGAGCAGTTGCTTGTCCGCATTGATGACAAGTTGAGCCGCATAAAAACAACCGGGATGGAAGCACCTGATGAAGACACTTTGAATGACCTTATCGGCTACCTTATCCTGCTGAAAATCGCAACGAAAAAAGAAACGACCAACCCTGAATATAGACACAAGATATGACACACGAGGATAAGAGAAAACACTTTATTGCACACGCACGTAAAGGAATGAAGATGCAGGTTGTTGATGCCTGTAAAGGTGTGGCAAGTTATGCCACCGTGATAAAGGCCCTGAACAATCCAAGCAAGTATAAAAGCAAAAAGGAGCAGCAGGTAATTGACACCGCCTTTGCATTGCTATGACAACAGAAGACAGGGGCTTTAAAACGGTGGTATATTGGAAAGACCAGATGCTATCCTTTGAGCCCGTTCCCGATGACGAACTTGAAAAGACGCTGAAAAAATATCGGAAGAAAGGATTTAACGCTGAACCGATTTCGGATGACCTGATAAAAAAAATTGCAGAAAGTTTGAAAATATAAAAACTTATACTATATTTGCATCATGGAAACACAAATAAAAGTCACACACACAGGCAGCTACTCTGCCAAATTTGAACACGATGATGTCACCTACAACATTGACTGGGAAGATGACAGCAACACCATTTATTTCATTCAGGAATTTGCACCCGGTCAAGATGGCCGCAAATGCGTGAGCATCCCGGCTGAAATTCTGCCGACACTCATCCGCATTTTGGGCACAATTCAAACCGACAATTTAAAATAACAAGGCAAAATCAAGACAAACACTTTAATATTCCAAGGACAATGAATGAAACACTAACCGCACCTATTCAGCCAAACGAAATCGAATGGCGGGTGCAATCAGTCACCAGCACAGGCAAAATGATTGTCGTGCCGTACATCAACAATCGCTGTGTAATGCAACGCTTTGACGCTGCCTTCGGGCCGACAAATTGGACTTCCGAGTTCAGGGAGATAGGCAATGGCTTTATTTGCCGGTTATCCGTGACCATTGACAAGCGCACAATCTACCGGGAAGATGGTGCATCAAAGACAAATATCGAACCTGAAAAGGGTGGCATATCGGATGCAATGAAAAGGGCTGCTGTTCAATTTGGATTGGGCCGATGCCTGTATGATTACCCCAAGGTGTTCATTGAGTGCAATGACAAGTATATTCCCGACTGGGCGCAGGACAAGTTGACAAAGCTGGTGGAGTGGGTTAATCTCGGTAACTTCAAAGAGGTAATAATATTGAAGCCATGACAGATATCGTGAATTTATTATTTGATGTAGAGGAAGGCAACGCATCCGCTTTGG